TCAAGTTCATCAATAACATCAGGACAATCTTCTGAACATATTATTTTCTTGAATCTCTTTACTTTCTTAGAGCTCTGAAGCCTACTTCCTTTTGGTTTCTTAGCCCCTACCATATTAAAACCTTCCTGATTGTAGTATTTTATAGTCTTTGGTTCTGCACTATCTGCTCTAATTAATTCCTGTGTCCTTTTAAATTCTTCAATTTCAACTGCAGTTCTATCATCAGTCATATGGTTTTTATAATATTGCCAGTATATATACAATATCTTTTGTTCATCATCTATGGCCATACGAATTAATGCATTAAAAGAATCTTCAAAACCAAAATCCATACCTACTCTATATATTAATTTTTTACAGCTCTTCATCATGTTTAGTACTTCATAATGTGGTCTCTTTTCAAACTGAGGTAATACCTTTGTTCCATTTGCACCAAATTGTCCTCGACGTGCAATTCTATATAAATCCAAATCATATGTTTTTATATCTTCA